GACCGAGCGAGGTAGTAGTCTGTGCCATGTAACGAGAGTAGCATCTAGGACCGCTTTCTTTTCCACACTGTGACATCCCCTTGTGCCTTGAAGTTGCCTCCACCTGACCAAAGGAACTGCACGGCATCCACGGCGTCTGTTCCCTGGAGGAACCTACCTCCCCCATTGAACATAATAACCTCCTGGGTAGCCTGTGTGTCCATTATAAACCCCTGCCAAATGGTGGTTGTCTGTTCATCGCTGGCGTTAGGGTTTATCATGTCAATCTTAAAGGAGGAAAGGCTAGTGGCATCGTTTCCAACTGTGGACGTTCCTGATAAAGCTATCTCGCTATCCGAGGGGTCATTGGTTGCGATACCATTCATGTTACCGCCCCAACTATAGTCAGACGCCCCTGCTTCATAGGACACACCAGCATCGTCCGACCAACGCATCCACAGGCTTTGACCATCAGTAGCAGGAGCAAAGGCTTCTAGCTGAATAATATAATCGAAGCCTACTTCCAGGCCCGTAACAACAACAGTAGCAGCAGCACTAATAGCAGTAGAGCTGACAAATTGCAGAGCACTTGGAGACGATTGAACTTTTCTTACGTCAATAGGACCAGGAACTCTATGTACCATTATTCGGCTCCTCTCTCTCTTCCCACTCTGCTGTATGCAAAAAAGAGGCATCTCTGGTGACAGTTAACCAAGGTCGTCCATTAACTAGGTCAGAGATATTCCCTACAGATGCCCTTGAAGTGCCTACAAAGATTTTAGTCTTTGCCTTATTATACTGACCCTTACCTATAGCCTCACCTCGGTTGGGATTATCACGACCTCTGACATCTTTTCCAGTATAAGCTGTTCGTAAGGCAATTATACGATCTTCGAGCACTAAGGTATTGGGGGCCTCGACTATCAACCATATAGTCATGTTATTCTTCCCTGTGCTACAAGGTCCGCTCGTATATTATCGAAGTCTGTTTTTACCAAAGTTGACGCGATAAAAGCACAAGCATGAAGACGAGCGGTGCTATCTAGGGAGGCAGCCGCATTACCCGCCGCCCCAACTTCCAGGGTATAAGTTGCACTAGAAGCGGAAGGTGAAGGGTAAGCGCCATTAAAAGTCTCTGTGGTTCCATCAATAAACATCGCCGAGGCTGTACCAGCGGCATCTTCGTCTATTGCTATTCCTAAAAGCACTATCTGACCGGCTGTCCATTCTGCTGTTGAAAGTGGATTAATCTCAGCGTTCCCTCCATCACTAACTGTGCATCCGATCTTTCTTGTACCCATGACAGAGTTCTGTAGATCGAAGATAACTCCTATGTTGGCGATATTACGAGCCTGGGTTCCAAAGGCTCCTTGTATGGTGTTGTCTGGTAGTTGAACAAGGAATAGGGCGGTCTTGGTACAGAGAGCCTTGTGCCACTGTTGGATAAACGCGGGCTGCGACTTAGCCCTGAGAAAATCTCCACCATCAAAGGAGAAATAGGTGGTAGAGAGCAAGTCTCCTGCTGTCCCCACGAATGTAGGGTCATTTGTTGTTGCAGTGTTATCGGCTCCCCGCCAGAAGTCCACATTGTTTGTAGTAAGATCAAATACGTCCTGCGCCGACCCATCGTAACAATCCGCTGCTGCTATATCAAGGCAGCAATCAACTGTGAAACCGCGACCCACTAATATCTCTAGGAAGTTCTGGGGACCACCAGCGGGTGCCGATCTCTTTGCTACATTCTGCACAAATCTAGGGTGCGCCATATTTAAGGGGAATGAACGAGGAACTCCCTTAGCAAGGCCCCCAAGCCTAGCTGCAACATTAGAGGGTCCGGTGCGAGAGGGCACTACGAGGCAAACCTATTCACATACCCAAACACATTGATGCCTCCAGTGGCAGCGGTTGTGTATGCTTTAACCAAGGCGGCATTTCTACACACCATACCCGGCATGATCAAGTATAGGCCTTTCTGGTCATCAGCCGTGATGGTATATGTAAATCGGCTGTTCACGTTGGTAGTTGGGCCGATAGCTATACCTAAATCTCGGGCAGTTGTAACCTGGCAGTATGCATAGAGCCATACCTCGTCAATACTTTGTGCGGCACCAGTTACAGCCGTATGAACAAGCGCACCCAATGAAGGAGCAGTGCCGCTTGCGTTTATCCCTGCACCATCTGTACTACCAGACAAGATAATCTTACTGTAAGTTCCCATTAGTCAAACATCCTTGTTGCTACGATTAAGCCGGGGTCGGTTAGTGCGAAAGGTGGGTCGATATACCACTGGGCTTGGCCGCCTATTTGCCTAATCAAAAACCTTATCCGTTCAAGTTCCTCTGCCAGTGTGGTCGCTAAGCTCTCGGCGCTGTTGGGGTAGGGGTCGGTTGTGGTCTGCATAGTGGCGTTGTCAGGCGAGTAGTCGTCCATTTTCTCGGGGTCGTGGTTGTTGATATGGTTTTGGTGGTCTGCGTTGTATATGGCGGCTGTGAGTGTAAGCCCCGTCGCCCTAGTTGTATGACTATAATTACCTGCCATGTTATGTCCTATGCGTCGGGGTTGCGTTCATCACCAACCAGGAAGTGGAGGTAGGCAGCAGCAACACTGAAGGTCTCCCCAGCGGCGCTGTTGCGTGCCGCAAAAGAGAGTCGTCTACCACTACCCCTAATACGTTTTTTCTTGTTGACAAGGTTTGACCCCGCTAGTGCGTGTGTTCCCAGAACAAATGCCCCCAGTACGGCACCCGTTGAACCCTGGTTAAACGTGATTGTCTCTGATAGCTCATCGTCCCAGTATATGTCCACATTTAGGTCAAAGTCTCCAACGGGTTCCATAATTAGTTCTAGGAACATTCCGTTCTTCCGAACAGCCCCTAGTCTAGGCTCCATGAATGAAAAGTCAAGGTGCGGAGTTTGAAATAGCCCCTCATACCCCACCCCCGCATCTGACCTTGTTTCCTCATCCATTGTATACACAAAACCGTCATCCCCACCACATACTGGTCGAGGTATACTATTTGTGTCTTTACGCAGCCACAATGCTTCACAGGTATCCCTAGTTCCCAAGGCAAACCTGGGTAGTTGTGGATTGTTGAAGTCCACAATCAAGCGCCTATTGTTAACCGTGTTTCCTGTACCTGCAACGGCAAAGTGTGCTTGCCTCTTAGCAGGATAAAAGATCCCCCTTGTGTGAGAGAGGTCAGACAAGTTGAACTCAACTCTAGCTAGTTCATCCATCTGAGCTATATCTGATAACGAACGAGTACCCAGGTTGCCAAAGGCAGTGGTGGCACTTAGTATCTGTAGCTCACCGTGGGCGTCCATGTATATAACGTCATCGTCCACAGCCACGGCACCCAGGGGGGATATACCCCCTATGGACTGGGATATACGAGAGATTTTCCAGTTACCCACAGAGGGGTCTGTTGTATTTACAACATACACACCCCTGGGGTATTTCCATACTATAACTAGTCCTTTGAAGGACATAGCTTGGACGATCTTTTCTCCCTCGCCACTATATATAGGCAAGGAGCCAGACCCGCTCCCTGTCATGTCTTCGTGGTCTGTTGTTATGCTATAGTACAAACGATGGGGGTCGTTGGCGTTCCCACCACCCCACAGGCGGTCCTCATGGATAAACCCAAATGTCGGCTGGTTGGTTGTGGCCCAATCAGTGGGCGGTGTGCTTATGTCGCTGGTTGTGGTTCCATCGGCGGCCAGTACCTGGACGGCATTCTTCCCCGTGAAGCAAAACAGCTTACGGTCCTGTGCGGCTAGTTCTTTGCCGCCCTCGACAAACACAGGGACTTCCCCCGCCACAGTAAGGCCGCTCTTCAACGTAGTGCTAAATGAACCGTCCCCTGTGTCGCGGTACATATTGCCGTCGCTGGCAACTATGATCATGCGCTGGGTTGTGCCAGAGGGTATCCAGTCCCAACCTGCAAGGATAGAGGGCGCACCGGATATAACACTGCTGTTATACTTAGACCGACCTCCCTCCTTTTGCAGTGTACCTGCCTCGTATGTAATGTTGTTTGCTCGTATGAGTTGATCTGGCCGGATAAGTGCAAGGTTCTTACTGCCGGTTAGACCGGCAGCACCAAGCGGCAACGGCGCTATTTGTCCTGCGAAGGCCATCGGCTACTTTAACCTATCCGGCATGTGTCACCCTATAATCAATCCGCTCTCTGTCCGCAGTGGACCCTTGAACCGCTGTAGTTGTCCTTGCCTGGGATAGATTCTACCAAAGTTCCCAGACATATCAGATAACCTCTTACGATTCTCAAGTTTCATGGCTTGTAGACCGCGTTGGGCCAGTACAGCAGCACTACCTGCCCTGTTATCCCCCTTCTCTTCAAGCAACAGGGACAGCGCCCAATTCGACAAGATGCGCCTATACACGCGAGGAACTATCGGCTCATTTGAGTCGTCTGCTAGATCAGTGGGCTCGGCTGTGTATTCATAGTCCACTTTAATTAAGTCAGTGCTGCTCGTCCCACCATAGTGGGAGAATCGTACCTTCTGGTCTCCAATCATGGAGAAGTTCTTCGGCACCCCGGAGGAGAGGCTTTCCTTGGGCCACTTTACATCCATCTCAGCGAGAGTTATGCCAGGGATATCTTGTCGGCCATCTTGGTAGGCTGTCATACGCTGTGTGAGCACAATAAGGCTGCTATCTAGGTCATAGTCAAGCTGCATAACACGGAATGAAGCAGTAGCGTCTGTGCTGCCCGTGTACACACTCTCCAGGGTTGCCCCAGTCTGGCCCGCTGTATGGGATGAGATAATGAAAATATCAGCGTGGTCGTCAACCTTGAAGTGCCGACCGGCGACACTAGGCGTTGGACCGGAAGAGAACGTCACAGAGGTACTATTGTTTGTTACGCTAATTGTACCACTGTCGATAACCGGGTTAAGGATTAAAACCCCTTGATCGTCCTTACGCAACCACCACCAATTTTCATGTATAGTGGGGTCTAGCTCAGACCCCCCACCCAGGATACCTTGATAGGCACTGTTAAGGTGTCGAATAGCAGCGGCATTGAAGTCACTGGTGCCGTCCGTTAGCTCCCCAGCCCGGTCCAGTATATCATCTAGGAGGTCTGCTGACGTTGTGAAGTTTGCCACTTAGGTTCTCCAAAATGTCCTCGCCGCCATCTCGTTGAGGCCGTTGCCCCCTATAGTGCCATCGTTGTCAATTCCTAGGGCAACAGGCAAGTTACCGAATAGGTTTGTTGCTGTTACCTTTTTACTGGTCCCTGCGGCACTTTGGGTTGTGTCACTTATGTCCACTAGAGTAAACAAGTCTCCAGCGGCCAGGGCTGTTCCTATGGCGCTTTGATCTACAATCTTTCCCATTAGCCTTGCTCCGTTATCCTAGCACCAGTTTGATCCAAGAGGATACCTCCATCTTGCTCTAGTATGGCAGTACCCACTCCAATACCGGCGGTCCTACGTCTGAATAGCCGCCGCTTTCTACCACCCTTGAACCATCTCCTAAGGCGGGTCATCTACTTATGATCACAACCTTGCAAGCGCCCGTTACGCTGGACACCTGGGAGCGAATGTAGCGGGGGTTCTCCCGAATGACCCTCAAGGAGCCACTGTTGAGCGCACCGGCCAAGGTTAACTCTCCATCAGTGGGAGTTGTGAGAGTGGACCATTCAGAAGCCCCCGCGCCTGTTGCAGGGACGGATGAGACATTTGAGCCCTGTATGATAACAGATGTATCACCGCCTGTGGGGCCATGCACCTGTACTGTTTTCTCGGGCAAATGAGGAGCGTTCATTGGGTTACTCCCGCCCGTTGCGGTAGAGGTCCAGTTCCACTCCGTCTTGTATACACCCTTGGACAGGGCGACTGTGCTTCCTACGACAGCGGCGGTTGCCATGCTGTGTTACTCCTCTTTTCGCCTAAACCCTGGGATTGCATCTTCCACAGTTTGCCGACTATGGTACTTACTCATACGCTCTTTTATTGCGTTTAAATCTGGGAGGCCTGTCTTTGTCCAGTGAGAAGGTTCATTGTGGTTTAGCCCCATGATAACGTCTGCCAAGGTTGGCGGCGTCACTCTTATAATGTCCTCTTTACTGGTCTCCGCTTCTACATTCTTGGAGGGCTTACTCTCCGGCACCGGGATATTCTTGAGCTTGACTTTCTCGATACCCTCTGGGGACAGTTTACCTACTTCTTTCCAAACCCAGTCGGGGACCTCAACGTGTAGGATACGATTGCCCCCGTCTGTGTAGAACACCCCACCTTGTACAATAACGGGGCTCTCACCTTCACGTATGAATCTAATATAAGGGTTTGTCCCTACAAGGATCATCCTGTTTGTTTCCTGGTCCCGCTGATGGACATGCACCTTGTCTAGCTGTAGGGGCATCACTTCTTCCTTTTCTTCAAAGTGGCTTTCTGTCCTCGCACTCGGGCGTTCTCTTTTTCCTCTTCCTCGGCCATTTTCTCTATCCTGTGATAACCGTAGTAGGGCATCCGTCCAATGTGCCCATGGGGTCCTGCCTTGACCTTGTTTGCATACAACATAGTGCTGTCTCCGGGGATACGATGGATCAATTCAAAGTGCCTCATCATACCCATGAGGTAAGCTACTGCTTGTCCCCCGAACTCTGCGGTGTTTCCGTCAGGATAGACAAAATCCGCTCCGTAGACTGTTGTTTCTTTAACCCGTATGTGTATGGCATATGCAAGCATGTATGAGACGGTATTGACCGTGAAAACATCGTCTGTAATAGTTTCAAGTACTTCCTGTAAAGGATAAGCCACAGACATTGGGTAGTCAGGATAGACGGTGGATGTAATAATTGGTCTGTCATGCTTCTTTAGGTAATTAGAATAACCATCATTCTTCTTCTCCAACCACTTGAGGTCATCCATACAAAACAACAGATCATGCTGGAAACCTCGTATGCCCCTGTTGAGGGTCCATACTTGGTCAAAGGGGTTATCCATAGTTGGGTTTGATAAACTCTCCCTTACAAACGTTCTACACGATGGACCCAGCGCCACCAGGGCAATTCTCGAAGGCCTAGAAAGAAGAGGGTCAACGAATAGACCCTCCTTATTTACCTCTGTGTTCTTCTTCATCTTATTCACCATTCTTAGGGGTTGCGTATACTACCAGCCAACAGCCTCCACATACATAACTGCACTACCGGCAGATGAGTGAGCCGAGGGTTTCCAAGTTGTAGGAAGCTCCCCCTGCATCACTGGAGATGCATCAGAGGTGCTAGTTGCACCTGTTTCCCAGTATCCATGGATACTATGTTCACTGACGACATAGTGCCAACTAATCGTACCAGCAGCACCAGTTGCCCCAGTGGGCGGGAATAGAGGTTGTATGATATTCACATAGTCAATATTCCTGACCATGCCCATTGTGGTAGGAAGCGGCCAACCACCAGATGAGGGGTAAAACGCGCCCCCATTGTTGACGGTTAACTTAACGCGGTTGCGTTTGTGCTTCCCCTGGATAACACGGCTTTCGACTGCTTCTGTCCAGGCCGTTGCGGTAAGAGCTACCATAGTGTTTCTCCTTTACCCCTCTGTGAGTCCTCCCCCTTTCGGGATTCAAGGGACTACTGTTTTTGTAAACAGCCAGAGGGGTCGGTTGAGTATTTAGTCAGACGGCTTACCAGTGGTAAGGTTCATACCCCGTGTCACGTTGGCGGGAGTCTCCCACCGGGGTTCCACATAGAGCATGATCTTTGCCTCGACCCCATAAGTAGGAGCAGCCGTCACATTTGCGCGAATACCCTCACCGGGGAGGATTTCCGGGCTACCGCTGGGAATGTAGTAAACACACTGCCCAACTGACGTGACAGTTGTCGGGTAGACGACATTGGCGAGGTTTGTAGCAGTCCCGGTAGTACCCTTGTGATGGGTGAACCGGACGTTCCAGGCACCGTCATCAGCAGCGTTACCGTTTGTCCTGATAACACCAATGCCCCTCACAATGTGAGGAACCATACCGGGAGCCCACTCACCCACAATACCAGTGGACGACATAAGGGTTCCAGTACGGCTGAAGGTAGCCGAGAAGTTGGTCGCCACTGCGGTTGTTACCCCGCCAGACTGTGGGACCATTTGTACTTCGTACTTACTATGGGTATAAGCCATGTTAGTCTCCTAACAATTCACCCGCCCAAGGGTGCCTCTTACGAGGAGGTGACGTGAACAATACGAGCCTCACCGGCATTCGCAGTGTCCCAAATGATCCCAAACTCCAGGATACCATACCAAGCAGCAGCGTTTGACCTACCAAAGTCGTGACCCACGTTGGTCTGGGCACGAATCTCTGGCGTCAACACCTCTGCCATGGCAACCGAGTCTTGACCAAACACAACTCCCTCACCAAGGGCGCTAGTCGAGCCCTTCTTGGCGAGAGCATTGGCATGGTTAGTCTCGATATGCCGGACGTTCTCAATCCTGCCAATCTCATTGTTGAACTTGGCTTGGGGATCGGTGTACTTGTGCCATTCCTCCCAGGAGGGATCACGCTTGATACCCCGAAGACCCAAGGTACGGAAGACTGCACAATAGTCCTCACCTTGCCAAGGAGGAGTTTGGAGTGTGTCGAAGAGGTAATCACGGACCTCCTCAATGTGATACACATTCCAGTTTGCTGATGCGTTTGTACTGGCTGTACCGTCAGTATCAAACGTCCCGGCGGCGAGGCCGGTTGGGATGTACTTAACCTGGGCTGTCTTGAAGGCAGCGGCGGCTTTAGTGTCGAGTGTCAGGCCCATCTGGTCCCGCAAACGACGCTGGATACCGTTCTCTAGATCAAAGAATGTAAGGTCCTCTGCGAAGGATGTGAACGGCACGGAGCGACCAATCTCAACCACTGTGATTGAGGTCGTGCTAATCGAATAGCTGTCCTCAGGGATACGTTCGCCTTCTGTGAGGTTACTGTTAGTAGGTTCGCTGATAGTTGAAATACGGGTGAGTGTAACGGTTTCACCCTTCTTCCTGCCGTAGCCGTCCACGGGCTGTACAAAGTCCATGAACACGGAGTTTTCGAGAGCGGCCATGTAAAGTTGCCGAGACATAGCATGGCTCTTGAAAACCCCTGATGGTGCATCGAACTGCCACTGGAACTGTGCCATACGATGTCTCCTTTATCCTTGTCCCTGTGAGCCCATGGGGCGCTGCTGTTTCATTCTTCGCTCTTTAATCGCTTGCCCCAGGGTTTGGGGGGTTTTAGGGGTGGGAGCCACAGTTGCAACTCCCGACTGTTCAGAGGTTCCCCCCTCAAGGGAAGTTGACTCGTTTCCCTCTTGGTTGGTTCCTCCTTGCTTATTTACTAATCTTAGTATTTCTGTTTGTGTTAGTTCTGCTAACTTGTCTCTGGCTGCTTTACCCGACATATTCTCTAACACATCGAAGTGCTGTGTCAAGACCATTCTTACAATATGATCGTCTTCCTTTAACTCCCCGTTCTCACTATAGAAATCATCCCAGAACCTCTGTTGCGCTTGATTGGTACTATATTGATTTGTCAGTGTTTCTGTTACCTGTTTAGCCACGGCCTCCCCATGTAACCGTAGGGCCTCGTTTGGGTCTGTGAATAGGATTTCCTCGTAGTTTGGACCATCCCCAGGTTCTTTGGTCTCCTCTTGAATAGGAGCAGCATCACGGGTTGACTGTTGCGAGACCTGTTCGTTCTGGTAGGCCATGGCTGCTTCTGGGGACATATTGTACAACTGACCCCCGATAACGACCTCAACCTCTTCGGGTGCGCTGGGGGTGGGGTCCTGGCCGGACTCTAGTTCAAGTTCTGGTTCGGCATCAATCGAAGGAGTGCCCTCCATTGTGATATGGGAATCATCCACGGGGACCTCTTCGCCTTCTTCCCTAACGCCCTCTTCTACTATCTTGGTGGTCTTCTTCTCTGTTGTTTTTGCTCTCTTAGCCATCTTGTCCTAGCTCCACTTCTGCCGCTGTTATGCCTCGTCGAATACCTACCTCAAGGTATTCCCTAAAGGCCCTAAGACCTGCTATCTCACCTATCTTACCCCTCAGGAAGTCATTGGTCAACTCGTCTGCCTTGTGCCTATTCACTATGACCTGCATTATGTCTTCTTCTTGTGACAAGAGCCATTCCTCTGTTGCGCCCCTAATCAGTCTTGCTCTCTGTCCCTCTGTTACAAGGTCCAAGTTTGCGTCTGTGTCAGCCATTCTTCTTCTCCTGTTCTTACTACTACAACTTATTTAATACAGTGATCACCTCGTTCATCTTCTTGGTGGATACTTGACTCATCAGGGGGGTTGTTTGATCTACTTTTATCCCCACAGATAGAACCCCTAACCAGTCACTCAGGAGACTTTTAAGGCTCTTCCTCTGTATTACAGGGAGTTTTCCTACCTCAACTTTAGACAACTCCCGTACTCCCGCAACTCGCTGTAAGGAGCCTTCAAAGGTTGCTAGAGCCTGCTCCTCTACGGCCATTCCTAACTCTTCTAGCTTTGATATTCTATCTCCTTTGACACCCTGCTTCTTTAGGAACGCAGCGGAAGCAGCCTGTTCTGCTTTAAAAGCATCTCCCATGGCCTTGAACCTTCTCACAGCCTCGCTATTGACTAGTTCCTCGGGGCTAGTAGAGATGTTCTTTCCTGCCCTTCCTTGGAGATTAGAGGCCTCCTCGTAACTACGAGGTTTCTTTCGTCCACCCTGTATAACCCTTAGACCCGCCCTTCCAACCCTCTTGATAACCCCCGCACCAAGAAGCTCCGGCCCTAAAATGTCACCAAGTGCTTCAAATCTAGCCCCACCGGCGGCTTTCATCTCTGGAGTCCATACTTTTGGGAGTAATGGTCCTGGACCTGTCCCCCCTGCACCTCTCAACGCCGCCAACCAAGCATCCCTCGTCTTGTCCAGACGAGCTATATCCTCTGGGGGGAGCTTAAATAGGTTAACTAAGTCTACTAGGCCCAAACTATGCGGGGAGGTACCAGGAAACTCCATGAAGCCGAGAGGCTTATCCCCAGATGGAAATGTTTGCCCCACGGTTGGAGTAAGCTCCCTGTGTAGTCTATCTAACCCTATCTCACTGAGGACCTCTTCAGCCAAACTGTATCTCCTTCCCACCGTCGTCCACTGCCTTCATACCCCTAGGAACCCAGAGACTCTCACTCTTCCTACGCCCTTCCACTAATTGTTGCCTCTCCACAAGCATGGCGGTTATTTCTAGGAATATATCAAGGGTTTTCTCTAGGAACTGTACCTTCTTGGGTATGTCGGTTATGTTGTCCTTATTACGGTGGAACCAAACCGCTGTATCCACTAGGCGTCTTTCCAAGGGCAGGTGGGTGCTGTTGGATATTTGCTCTAGTTTTGCAATGAGTTCATTTGTTATTTCAGTCAT